AGCACCGCAGATGTTATGCGTTTCGTGCAGTAGTGTCCATTGTAGGGAATGCCACCGGCTTGGTAAAACTTGCTTTAGTAGAATCAAACACAGCATGGTTAGTTGTAGTTGCACCTTGCTGTAGAGTGATTGTGTCTGCTTTGTAAGTTGCTGTTGCTACTTGATGGTCAATAAGTTCAATACGGTTTTGAATGTTAGCAGGAGTAGCAAGTGGATATGTTCTAACACGAATAGCACTGGCTTGATATGTTGTCAAACAAGAGAATGATTGTGAACCACTAACACTAGGTGCAGTTGCTCCTGGACCATCATGTGGAATACCAATTGTTAATGCTGTGGTAGTTGGAGTGCCATATACTGGATAAGTTCCGCTGGTTACATTATTAACACCACTTACAGCAACTTTAGCACCACGACCAAAAGGCACATAACTTAATCCACTTACGGTAAATGTGATACCACAACGATGGAATAATAAACCAGTTGTAGTTGAACCTGATGTTGTAATTGGAGATCCACCTGGAGTTGCACTTAGAGTAAATGTTGTTGTGCCATTGGTGGCAATAACATAATATGTTTGGCCGCTGGAAATACCCGTGACATTACCTGTTAGCGTGCCTGATACACGAACAGCGTGACCAACACCCCAAGTAGTTGTGGTATTTGAGAACTGTCCTTTAGTGCCTGTGCAACTAACACCATTAACTTGAACACGAAAACTTGATGTTATACCTGTAACATTGGTGCTTGTTAATGTAAGCGTTGAATCACTAAATGCTTCTGCTGAGTATGCTTGTAATTGCAAACCATGTAATGCTGTTAGACCACCACCTTGATTGGCAGCGGCTATTTCGTTTGAGAAACCAGTTGTGCCATAACCATTGAAGTTAAGCGTTCCCATTGTTGAGTTACTGGCAATTGCACTTGCCGCCGCTGATGTTGTTCCTGTAAATGGAATAGTTTTACCTGAAACAGAGTTGCCGTTAGCACTTCTAAATTGGAAAGCAGGTGCTGTATTATTAGCCGCAAGTGTATCAGCATAGTAATGCGTAAATGTTGCGTTAGCACCATAGCCGTTTGTGCCTGTTGGGAAACTACTTGCCGCAGAATAACCATTGTTATCAGTTACAGTTGAAAGTGTTTGTGGTGGAAACACATAGTCAGCATCAGTTGTTGCTTGTAGTTCACCTAACATTCTTGTGTTAGCACGAATGCCATGACTGTTAACCCATGAACTTGTAGCAAAGTCATATTGTAAGACATCCTTGTCAGCGGCACTTGTAATTGCAACTTGTTCTGGTGTGCCACTTTGTCCGCCTGTTGCGCTTACTGGAAACCATGTAGAAGTCTTTCCAGTTGTGCTCATTGCACGAATCCAATAATAGCGTGTGCCAGTTTCTAAACTATGATCCATGTAGTCATTGGCTTTTACTTCAGCAACTAGCGTAGCTGTGCTACGATCATTGGTAGTATTACGCCATACTTCAATATAAGCAATGTCTTTGTTGCTGGGATTGTCCCAATGTAGTCTAACACCATCCCATTCTGGTTCTGTTGCTAATGCACTAGGTGGGTTTGGTGCTGTATCAGCACTGGAAATACTGCTTTCATCAATTGTTACGACTGCCATGTTATGTTGTCTCCGTGCTACGAGCACCGTAGATATTAACTGCGGTTACTCCAATGTTATATGTTCCGTTAGCCAATGGTCCCATGACTAAACTTGTTGCTCTTGTTGTGTAGTATGCTGTTTCACTTCCTGTCAAGCGAACTTCATAATGGTCCACAAACGCATCTGGACTTGCTGTCCATGACGCTGTGATGTTAACAATCTTAGATCCATCACCTTGTGTAAGCACTTCTGTGTCAGCAGTTAAACTGCCTGACGGAACTGCCGCAACATCTGTGTGGTCTGGTAATGTTACACTACCCGGTAATAGAATTTCTGGTAGTTCTCTGATTGTGTAAACTGAGTCACCAAACTCCATTGCTGTGATTTGGATTGTGCCATCAATGTTCATACCAATAGCCATGATGCGGAATAGTTTGTCTGTGAATCCCAAGTTAGGATGTGTAATACGCACAACATCACCTACTTCACATTGGAATGCTGTGTAAACTGCTGTGAAGTTGATACTCATTTGATAACGACTTTGATTCAAGATCAGCGCACCTGTGTAGTATGCTTGTCTTGCGTCTGTTACCATTGGCAATTCAATTTCACGCTGTAGTGTTAGGTCATTGTCACGATCCACATAAGCGGCATTTTCATAATACATCATGTTGATGCCATACTTGTTATCGCGATCATAGAAACTTGTTTTAATACGGTTGAATCTTGTTTGCTTGTCGCCTAGTTGTAAGTCATACTTGCCAAGCATGTTGTCTTGGTTAAACAAGAACAAGTTTGAATCAGTAGTTTCATCACCCAAGCGTTCACGGTTGATCTTGAGTTGATACTTGCCGTTTGAGAATATCAAGTAACCTTGGAAGCAACCCAGTATGCGTTTGACATTGTTAAAGATAGTATCATCTGGCTCTAAGTGTCCATTTAGGAAATACTGTGTGAATGTTTTAGTTCCAGTAGATCCAGCAAAGGTTGCTGTCTTTGTTTTAGCACAGTAGTCTTTGGCATCAATAAAACTTTGAATGTCAATGTTGCCTGGAGATATTGCCTTACCATACAAGTCATTTGTAAGGTAATCATATAACACATCTGGAGGACTTGCTCCATAGCTATCATTGCTGTTGGCTGTGTATGTGATTTGATCTGCTGTATTGCTACGATAAGCAACAGAGTATGTGCTAGTCAAGTTTTCTACTTTGGCAATCTTTTTACCATCAATTTCAATTGCAATAGTTGGCACACCTGTGTAAACATCACGGTTGAAGTTGAATTCAAAGTAAGCAAGTGCAACACCTTTACATTGTGCTGTGCTGGCCCACTCGGCAAACTTACCAGTTAGATATGAAAACGCAGGTTGTGTTTCACTACCAAGGCGATATTCAAAGCGTATGTTGTTTCTGTGCTTTTCACTTACAATAACATTCTGTGTGCCTTCAATAACTTCACCATTGGTTACTGAACCTGTTTTAACAGCACCAGCAATAGTTGTGTCAATTACAAGCACATCATTTAGATATACTTTACGAATGCGGCCTATTTCACCTTCAGCAAGAGCCATGACCATGTGTAGTTTCTTGTTGTTGTCACTGACATTCATGTAAATGCGTCTTGTGCCAATCATTCTACGACCATACACAATAGGCAAGCCTGCTGTGCCACCTGCTTCGTTGGCAAGAATAGGACTGCTGGCAATGCTGGATGCAAAGTCACTGGCATCTGGGCCAAGTCCAAGTAGTTTACTGCCCAAGGCCATAATACCCATGGCAACAACCGAGTTAGCAACCATCAAGCCTGTTGAGCCCAATGCGGCCGCTGCCATAAGTGCATCACCAAATATTAAACCAACTGCATAAGGCGCAAGGAAAATAGCACCAATTGCTAAGATACCGCCTAAGATACTATTTCTACCGCCCATTATATTCTCCTACCAGGTAAACGCCTGGTTCCATATCAAAAACCATCATTGATTGATCCTCTATTACTGACCAGCACTTGCCTTGAAAGAACAGTCTTGCTGACCAGTATGAATTCCATGGCACAAGAACAACATCAAATTCTTTAAATTCACTTGATGGTTTTTCTCTTACACTAAAGCCATTATTCTTTAAAAACTCTGGTGCTGATATATATTTATTTTGAAAACGCAGAGCATTCTTGCGATCTGCGTATTTGCCTCTTATTTCACTACTACGATTGCCACCATCAATGTGATCAAGCCAGTCAGTAATAAACAAGTTGCAGTCCCACTCACCCCATTTGAACGGCTTACTTCCTCTTGTGACAAGAAAGTTTGCTGTTCTAAGATATATTGACATGGCCAATTAGCCACCCCATTTCAAATCTCTAATTGTTTGCGCGGCAAACTTAAATCCTGTATCACCTGAATAATAAAATTGCTGTTCACTATTATTTGTATGGCGACCAGCACGGCGTTGATAATCAACCCACTGACTTGAAGCCGAACATCCAACAGTAACACCACCTTTAGGATCATCACTAACAACTGGTTTGTCAATGCGACCATCAAAGATCATTACAGGATCACCAACCATTTCATTGTCTTCGTTATACCACACACGGAAGATTTTGATTGGCTGATCAATGTATTGATTCTCTAAGAACAGTGGTAATGCTTGACCACTCATGCCACCCAATGCTACAGTGACATTGTTGATTTGAAAGTCAGCGGCTTCTTCAACTGTTGAGAATTGTAAGAAGCCACCTAGTGCTGTAAATGTTTCTGCTACAGCACCACCTGGCAAGCCCATGTTTTCTGCTTGAGTGGCAGACACATCAATGTCAAAAGCCGCATTGGTATAAAATGCTTGTTCATAGTCACTGGTGCCAGTAACACGAACACGCAAGTAAAGCAGTTCATAATAGCGAACACTTTGTTGTTGGTTCGCTAGTTGTTGTGCAATCGTTAAATTACGCTTTGCCATTAAAAGATCCTCTTGGTTACTAGATCCACTTCTAAGTAGTGGTATCCTAATGTATCTACCTTGATATCAACCGTTGGGCTGTCCAAGAAGCAATCTAGATTAACAGCATCGCTAGCAACCAAATCACCAAAATACATTGTTTGTGCCATGGCATTGTTAACACGAATATTGGCTTCACCATATTCATTTGTGCGAACATCATGTATTGGCAACAACCATGAACCAAGACTGTTTTGTCTTGTTATTTGTAAGGCGTGTCCTGCTTAGTAAGCATCTGTTAAGTTAGGTGGCAAGCCATCTAGTTTAATAATTTGTTGTCCACCAGCCACAGTTGTTCTACCACGAACAATGCTTGGAACATAACCATTACGATGGTTCACATTAATTGTTACACTTTCATTCTTGTGATTCTTAGGAATAAAGAACTTGAATGGCTTGTATCCGCCGCGTGCCGCTGTAATAACATTTAGGAACGGACGGAACTGTTCCATTGTCATTGGTGCGTAACTTAACTTGATGCGATACTGTGTAATATCTTTGGTGTTTACATAGCGTGTAGAGTTTTGACTTTCTAACACTTGTGTTGGTTGCTCAATGCTCCAGGTCAATGTAGCAGGCATGATATGATGTGGCCATTGGCGATCATAACGATCTTCTGTGACATTACTATCTGTAACCCATTCATCGCCTGTGTAATCCAATGGATCAACTGTTGGTGTGCCTACATCTGCTTGTGGGCTAATACCAAATGCAAACTGACTGTCAGTTTGGAACTGTCCAGGGTATTCTAATTCAAATATTACTGGACTACCAACACCACCATATGTGCTAGTGCTTACTGTTGCTGGACCAGTGTTTGTGTCAGCGCCACTTGCTTTGGTCTTACGCATCATACCATAGTATGCACCTGCATTGGTGTTTGAATATTCAAATACAGCAGTTGTTGGGTATGTGCCGATCTTGTTGCTAGTATTATGGTCTGTGTAGAATTTATAACCAGTTAATGCCCAACTTGCGTTAACACCTGTAACACCATCGCCACCACCTGAATAGTCTTTGTAGTAATAACGAACACCACCAATGTTGTAGCAATCAATTGTGTCTAAACGATAACGATATGTGTCAAAGTATGTAATTTCAAATGATGTTGCTGTAGTAGCACTTCCAATTGCAGGCGCATTAGGTCCTGTGCCACCTGATTTAACAGGAATTGATCTTGCTTCATCAATGTATAACTGTATGGCTGTAGGAGTTAATTTTTGTGTGTAGAATACAGGCTTAATAGAACCAGCAACAGGATATTCACCTGCTGTGAATGCCGCATTATAACCAATATTATTATAACGATACACACCAGTTGTTGGATAACTTGTGTAAACCAAATCAATGTTTCCACTTTCAACTTCGTCAATGCTGGTGCTTGAACCAGAACTTAGACTTGTTAATACACCATTCTTGGAAAAGAATGGGAATGGAGTAGTTCTTGCGGCATTAGTCCATAAACTAAAACTAAAATAGCTATCACGACGGCAGTAGAACATAGGTTGAATATAACCAGCACTAGGAGGACTCATACTCAATATATGACCAGTTCTAACAACATCACCTGTAGTAAAGCCAGTAATGCTAACTGTTTGACTATATGGATTTGTCATAGCAGAGTCAATATACAAAGCAAATGTAGTTGCGGTAGTGCGCTTGGCGTAGAATGCCATGCGGTAGATGATGCTGGTCAATGTTTTAGCACTAATGGTTTCACCATACCAAGGTGTCCATGGAATTGTTAACGCTTCATCTAAGTAAAGTTTAAATTCATTTGCGGCAAGACCAGTTGTCTTTGCCCACACAGCACGAGGCACAACACAAATATAACCATCAATATCAAAACTTGTGCCTGAACCTGAGTTGAAACGAATTGGCTGACCATTTTCAAGTTGATGGTTAGCGGCTGTTGTCCAGGTAGCATCATCATAGTTGGCCCAACTAATAGCATCTAATGATTGAACAAACGCAGGGGTGCTTGTTGGATTCTTAACACCAACAAACTTGCCATTGCCGTATGTGGCAATTTCAATACCACCATGGCTTAGTGTAACTGTAGTCCAATTAACACCACCATCAGTAGACTTGATAGAACTTGTAGAACCATCATTGGCGTTGGCGTAAAATACACCATTGAGTGCTTTTAAATTAATCCATGTTTTGGATGTTGATAGCGTTACTGCTGTCCATGAAGTGCCATTTGTTGAATAGTATGCTTTATCTCTAAACAACACAACATACTTGCCATTTGCATAAGCCATTGTTGCTGTTACAGGAGCACTAATACTTGATACTAAAGTTGTAAATGCACCCCATGTCGCACCACCATCAGTTGACTTAGTTGAAACAATACTACCACTTGGACCAGTCCACATTACTGCTACAACATCACTATTTGTGCTTCCGCCGACTGTGACATCAAGAACAGTATAACCTAAACCAGTGAAACGACTTGGGCTATAACTTGCCCATGAACCAGCGGCGCCAGTTTGACTGTATGTCCATGATTGATTGGCAAGGTTAGGGGCAACTAAGAAGCGTGGTGTTCCACTTAGATCAAATGTAACAATCTTTTGAACACTAGTGTTGCCACCTGATTGACGGTTTGCCTGACTCCATGAATCAGTGCCTGTTCTTGTTTGAACATAAGTTGAGTTTTCTTCTAGCGCAACTGTTCTATTATTGGTTGCATTGTAAGCAATAGATTTAATTTTAGTTGGGCTTGTCCAAGATCCTAAAGTCCACTTAACACCATCTGTTGAATAATAATAGTTGTCAGTTGTGCCAGCCGCTGAACTTGCACCAGCGGCAATATATTGACCAGCACAATATTCTACAACATTATAATCTAAATTAGGTGTTGTTAGTGCAACTGGAGTAAATGTTGAAATACCCAGTGCATTTGAAAAGTTAGTATCTGTATTACGGAAACTAATGGACTGTCCACTTACAATAGGTGGATAGTCACTGCTAAAGTTTACACTCCAATTTGAACCCGACTGTGAGAAACTATTAACTGTATCAGTAATATCAGTTCCAGGATAGAATTTTGTCGTTAAAGATTCTTCATAATACAATTCAAATGTTGTATCTGTTAGTTTCTTAAAGTATAGTGGTGTATAAAAACTGTGAATGTTTTGCCATCCAGCACTATTCATATTTGCAAAGTTTGTAATTTGACCATCAACAATTGAAAATCCTGGAGTATCTCCTGTTGACCATACACCTGTTAATGGATCAACACTTAAATTTGCCTTGCGTTCAAAGATTCCTAGGGTAGTATCACTAGTGCCATCTGGATCAAGAATCTGCGGAATATCATCAAATGCCATGTGTGTGCCATAGGTGTTGACAGCAAGTGTATCAACTCCATTGTAGGTAACTGTGTGAACATCGGCAATGGTGCCCCAACCTGGAATGATTTGATCATTTAATGCGGCATTGCGATGCAATTCAAACTCAGTATCACTTAGGCGTTTAACATAACGCTTTGGTTGCCAATCAAATATATCCCATCCAGTTTGTCCATCTGTTACCACAGGTTGTCCATCAATAAATGAGTTGACTGTGCCTGTATCTAATACAAACTTACTTGTTACATCTTCAATGACCTGGGTTGTAGGGTTATTTTGTGTGAGATTATCCATAGGATAAATCTTTTGTGCAATACTTGTGCCAGCACTTGTTGGTGTAATTGTTTGCCCAGTGTAATAACCGTGTGGAGCAGTTGTAAGAATTTGATATTGACCGTTGGTGCCAATGTCATCAACACTACCATCAGTAAAACCATGCGGTCTTAAACGACCAAGAATTAATGGATAGTTAGACAGTTGATATGAGCTTTCTAGTTCATAGGTGTAATTTTCAGCATTAGCACCCACATTACTACGCTTACGCAATAGATAACGACTATCAAAGCGAAAGATCATATGAACAATAGCATCACGCATGTGATTATATGCACTTGTGCCTGCAGTCAATCCGTAGAATGGACTTTGGATTGGAGTGCTTTGATCATCATATAGTGCCGTCATTGCGGCAACAACTCTAGTGCGAATATTGTTTAGTATTGTAATGGAGGCAGTGGCCAATCCAGTTGTATCAATAGTGCTTGTGCTTGAACTTAGATCACTTGATAACACACGGTTAACAAGATCAGTTGGCATATCTCTTAAACTTGGAATATTCTCCCAACCATTGATGCCTAGGTCGGCTGCTGTTCCACTACTTGCAGTTCCTGTTCCTGAGCCTCTCTTTAGTGCTGTTAAAACTTGTGTAGCCACTGCTGGGCTTAGATAACTTGCTGGTATCATATATTTTCCTTATTCCTTTATTTAATTTAAAGGACCGTTGCGGCCTCTTCTATTGTAGGCATCACTGACCATGTTAATGATCGCTGGTTTGTTTTGTAGTAAGAAGCCAATACCTGTTTGTGTATCAATGGCATTGATTGTAAAGTTTACATTGAGAGGTTGATTGTCTTGTAGTGGTTTACCATTGCCCATTGACAATTGATCATTAGGAATGATTGTGCCAGCAGTATTAGGCATGAACAATTCTGGCCCTCGCTCGCCTACCACATAAGGAGTGCCACCACTTACTGGGCCACCATTTGCCTTACCACCACCAAACATACTACCAAAGAATGAGAATATGCTTCCACCACCACCTGCTGAGGCCATTGCGGCGTTAATAACACCATTAAGTGCTAGTGCGATTGGATCTACTAATTGCTTCTTGATTAACTGTGTTACAATCTCATCAAACAACTTGCCTAAGAAGTTCTTGAACACACCAAATGCGTTTTGTCCACTTTGAACTGCTTTGAGAATATCACGGCTCATTGACTCAGTCGCATTAAACATCTGTGTTTTAATTGTATCAGCAACAACTTGAACATCACTCTTAAGAACATTCAACTGTGTGCTGGCTTCTGGTAAGTGTTCTGTGCCAACAATCTTGATTGCTTCAGCATACTGTTGCCATGACATAGCACCTTTGGCAACTTCATCACGCAAGGCTTGTGCTAGATCTTTGTTTTCATTAAACACTTTGGCATTTTGTGAACTTGTCATGTTCAATGACTTCAAGCGTTCTTCTAATGTTAATACTGATCCTTGATAAGTTCCATTTTTAATTGCTAATTGATCAATTGAATCACCAACTGCTTTAATTCTTGCAATTGATTCATTATTGGCAACACCAGAAATTTCAACTTTAAATCCACCACTTTGTTGTCGGCTATTTGCCAAAACATCAGCAAGACTTGAAGCATTTAATTCATTATATTTGTTGCGTAGAAGTTCAAGTTTACTTGTTAATAAATCAACTTGATTTCTTTCACCAACAATTTCTTTTGTTAGTTCACGGAATGCAGTAATATTTTGAATATCTAATGGAGTCTTAAAGAAGATACCAAGTTTTTCTGCTTGTCCATTAACTGCTTCCCACCAATTCAATAAGTTGGTAGCATCAAGACTTGATCCTGACTTGGAAAATTTTTCCTGTGCTTTTTCAATCTGCACTAAACCAGCAATATATTTCTCAAAGTCCATACCTGCGGCTTGATTAATGCTGGCAACCCATTGTTGAATTGCTGATGAAGCCGCATCAAAGCCTTCATTGGTTTGTGTAAGTTGATCATTGAGGCTGTTTAGTTTATCTTCTACTTCTTGAGCACTACCGCCACTTTCATTTAGAATCCTATCAAATACCCCAAGTTTGTCTGCGGCCAAGGCAAGACCAAAAGCAAGTAAACCAATCAAGCCTGCTTTCTTACTGGCAAATTGTGCGGCAATGCCAACTGCCATAATACCTCTGGCAACTGCGATAAGTCCAGTGATAGTTTTAACTGCGATAATGGCACCTAAGGCAACTGCGATTGGCACCATGTTTTCAGCAACCAATGTAGCGGCACTGGCAACAAGTTTGAATATTGCCGTCAATGCACCGCTTTGAACAAATATCTTATTCAATTGATCAACAACTTTACCAAAGGCTTGACTCAATCCAGATTCTTTAATGCTGGCATTGTAGTTGTTGTTTAATCTTGTAAGTGCGGCTGTAACGCCAAGTTGTTGTTCTAAGAAAGCATTTTGTGCTTTGGCTGTGTCACCAATCTTTAGAACTGCATCTGTAATGTCTTTGGCATTGGTGCTGGAAGCAATCTTAACACCATTAAGTGTGGCAACAAATGTGTTACCAAACTGTTTGATATCTAAACCATCAATGCGTTTTTGTAGTTTACCAAATGATCCACCAACGCCTTCTTCAATGGCATCAGCAAGTTCACCAAAGTTGTTGCCAGTGAGTGCGGCCAATGCGGCCACTTGCTTTAGTCTTGCTTCAGTTGGAGCAAAGCCTGCTTTGTTTAGTAGTGAAAAGCCTTCGGCTAAATCACTAACATTAACTCCAAGGCGGTTTGCAATGCTGGTCATTGTGCGGAAACTGTCCGCGGTCTTGATTGAACTAGGGAATAAGCCAGCCAGTTTTACTGACAACTTATCAACTTCCTTAGACGCATCTGTTAATTGTTTTAATGTTGCGCCAGTTATCAATGCGCTAAACGCTTGACCTAACTTCTCAACTGTTTTGTTTGCTGAATCAGCGTTCTTTTGAATTGACTTTAAGACACTAGACGCATTGTCTTTTGCCTGGATATCAATATTGTATGTTGTCATTAATTTGACCCTCTCACTATTGTGTTATTTAGCACCCAAAGAAACAGCCACTTAGTACTGCCTTAGTGTTGGTTTGTGGCCTTTTC